ATGATGACCACCAACGACGACCGCCGCCGCGCCCTCGATGCCCTCGCCGCCACCCTCCGCGGCCAGAAGTACCGCGTCACCGTCGCCGGCTACCACCTCACCGCCGACGAGGGCACCGGCCGGACCGCCGAGGTCTGGGTCCAGCGCCGCGCCTCCGACAACGGACGGCTCTGGTACACCGGCCCCGACAACATCCCGATCTGCGAGGTCAACCAGATCATGGACGCCGTGGTCGCCGTCAAGCGGCAGCTCGCCGACGAGGCCGTGAGCTCACGGCCGGAGGAGTGCACACGCCTGCCGCGCAGCACCTGGCGCGACGTGCTGATCGCCCTGGAGAACCCGGACGATCACGACCTTCGCGAGCGGGTGTACGCGGACGTCATGCGGCTCGCCCCCCAGGCGTGGGACGCCGACCTGCCCGACGACCCGCCCGTGCCCCAGGCGGACGAATAGGACCCGGGGCGGCGGTGCTTCCCCGCTTGCCGCCGCCCCGCTCAGCGGCCGCCCCTTCGTGGACCTGGGGTGTGCCGGGTGGCCCTGCCGTCGAGGGGGGAGTACGGCAGGGCCACCAGAACGGAGAGCACTGTGGACGAGCAGGAGCGCCAGGAGCGGCGGCGGATCGCCGAACGCGCCGCCGCCTTCGACGTGATCATGGTCAACCTGCCGACCGCCGGCGACGCGAACCGCGGCGACAAGGAGATCCGGGAACGGGCGCGGGAGGTGTTCGAGAAGCTACGCCCCGACAAGGAATGAGCATGCTGAAACGACCCCGTCTCTGGGGGAAGGGCGGCCTTACCTGGAGGGAAGGTGCTGGCCGCCCGGTGAACCACTCGCGGAGGCCGTGCGTCACAGCGGGTACTTCCCCGACCCACGAAAGAGAGGCCCGTCATGGCCAGTCCCGACAAGCTCCTGGAGGAGGCCCGCGGCCACCTGGAGCCCGGCGAGCAGGTCGAGACCTTCGTCGCCGGCACCTACGAGGCGAAGATGATGGGCAGCAAGATCAGCCGCGCCGGGGTCTTCGTCGCGACCGACCGGCGTCTGCTCTTCTACGCCAAGAAGATCGGCGGGTTCGAGCTGGAGAGCTTCCCCTACGAGAACATCTCCTCGTTCGAGCAGGGCAAGGGCATGATGGGGCACAGCTTCAGCTTCTTCGCGTCCGGCAACAAGGTGTCGATGAAGTGGATCAGCAGCACGAACTTCGCCGACTTCGCCCGCCTGGTCACGAACCGCGCCGGCCGTAAGCCCCCCACGCAGTCCGCGCCGCCGCCCCCGCCGCCGACCGCCGCGCAGGCGCCCGCCCCGGCCGCGTCGCAGGAGGACGTGTTCGCGGCGCTGGAGAAGCTCGGCAAGCTCCGCGACGCCGGGGTGGTCACCGCGGAGGAGTTCGAGGCGAAGAAGAAGGAGCTGCTGGACCGGATCTGACTTGTGGCCCCGGATGCGCGACGGCCCCGCTTCCTGCCTACTGGCGGGGCGAGGCCATGTACAGGGGAGGGTCTGGGGCACGCAGCCGTCACGTCCTGACCCTGGGAACGACGGCGCCCCGCTCTCGAAGGAGGGCGGGGCGTTCGTAACCCCGCATACGCGGGGAGCAGGGTTCTGCATACGCCTGGCTAGGGCCAACCCTGCGTGCGCAGGGAGCAAGGTTCCGCGTTGGCGTGCCTTGGGCCAACCCCGCACGGAGCGGGGAGCAGGGCACCGACTGTAGCGCGGCCGACCGACAGTCCGCCATGGGAACGCTGAATCCCGCACCCCTTGACACTTAGCCTCACGTGAGGCATAGTTGAGCGCGTCGGGACGGACACGCCGCCCCCGCCGGAGAAGGAGCCTCCATGACCACCACGATCGCCAGCCAGAACCACGGCCGCACCATCCCCGCCTACGACCTGCTGGACGAGATGACCGAGCGCTACGGCATCGACCGCCGCGAGGCGCACGACAGCATCCACGCCTTCCTGGCCGACCTCGGCGAGTCCGCCATCGTCACCGAGACCCCGCAGCGGCCCGAGCTGGCCGACGACAACCCCCGCGACGTGGACGTGGACGTCTGGATCGAGATCACCGACGAGGCCGCCGAGCAGATCCGCGAAGCGTTCAACGCCGTCTACGCCCAGGCCTGAAAGCACAACGAGCGGCCCGCCACCCGATGCGCCCGGGAGCGGGCCGCTCCGGCACGGGAAGGAGCCCCGCACCATGACCGACGATAACGGCGACCTCTGGACGATCGACCAGGCCGCCGAGTACATCGGCGCCAGCAGCACCGGCAGCGCCCGCCGCACCCTGTCCCGCTGGGGCGTCAAGGCGGCCGGATACGAACCCGGCGAATCGGGGCGGCCAGCCGCCCGCTACCGCGCCGCCGACGTCCGCGCCGCCAAGGCCGCCCGACCCGGCCGCGGCGCCCGCATGGACCTGGCCGTGGCCAGCCTCGAGGAGGCATTCGCCAAGATGACCCCCGCTATGCGGAAGACGGTCGAAGCGCTGGAGAAGCACGGAGACCCGACCGAGGAGAGCCCTATGGCCAGTCCCACCGCTCCCGACACCTGCCCACCCTGGTGTCGAGACCGAGGTAAGTCCACCCCGCACACCCACTACAGCGAGCCGACAGAGTCCGGCCCCCTCACCATCTACATCGCCCGGCGTGCCGACGAGACCGAACCCCGCTTCTGCGTGCGACCCACGGAGGCCAGCTCTAAGGCCTACACCCCGCCACTGCGGCTGGACATCGCCGATCAGGCCGGCGCGTTCGCCGAGGTGCTGGAGGCACTCGGTCACGAATCGGTGGTCAAGGACTTCGTGAAGCACGTCTCGCTGGCGTTCGCAGCTGGCGCCTGACTCCAAAGTAAGCGGCCCCGGGGCTGGCGACCTCACCGCCTCCCCGGGGCCTTGATCCGGACGCTGGAGGTCCGAACCCATGAACGACACTACCGCCCGCACCGCCCGCGGTGACCGCGCGATCACCGCGATCGCCGCCGTGACCGTGATCGCGATCGGCGCGATCGCAGCGGTCATCTCCTACCGGCACGCCCTCGGGGTCACCCGGTCGCACGGCGAGACCGGCGCGACCGCCTACCTCACCCCCCTCACGATCGACGGTCTCGTGCTGGTCGCGTCCCTGGTGATGCTCGACTCCGCCCGCCGCCGCCAGCAGGCCCCGCCCCTGGCCTGGCTGGCGCTGGCCCTGGGCATCGCCGCGACGATCGCGGTCAACGTGCTGCACGGCCTGGAGCACGGCCCGGTCGGCGCGGTCATCGCGGCGTGGCCGGCGGTCACGCTGGTCGTGGTGGTCGAGCTGCTGATGGTGATGATCCGCCGGGGCCAGCGGCCCGCCGAGGACCGGCAGGAGGATCACCGCCAGGAGCATGATCAGGACGATGCGCGACCGGTCCTCACGGTGGTCGCGACCACCGGCCCCGAACCGGTCACCGCGACCGGTCCCGATCCGGTCGCCGAGGTCACGACCACCACCGAGACCACCGAGACGACCGGTGCGGAGGGGACCGCCGGGGACCAGGGCGAGACCGGTACCGGTACCGACGCGGAGGACCTCGAGCAGAAGATCGCGGCGGCCCGCGACCGGTACGCCGCGATGATCGCGACCGGCCGACTGCCGTCGATCAACACCCTCCGCCGGGAGATGCGGGTCGGTCACCCGCGGGCAGTCGCGATCAGGGCCGCGCTCGCCGCAGCGGCCTGAACACCGAAACCGTCCGGATGTGGACAGAACCCTAACCTTCAGTTATCTCGTGCTACCCACGGGTTACCTGCAACCTATACAGGGTGTCCGCTCGATACCGCACCTTCCGGGCAGGTAATGATGAGGGCATCATCGATGAGGGGAGGTGAAAGCCGTGACCGAGGACCTGCGGTTCACCAGCGGGCTGCTGAACATGTCCGACGCCGCCCGCTACCTCGGCATACCCCCCGAGACGCTGAGGCGATGGGCCCGTGGCGACGAGAGCGGCGGCCCCATCCTGCACGCCCTGCCGCCGGCCGACCGGCAGGCCACCGTCACCTTCATCTCCCTGGCCGAGGCGTACGTCCTGGAGGCGCTCCGGGACGCTGGCGTGAACCCGCGGAAGATCCGCCCCGCGCTCAAGCGGCTCCAGAAGGAGTTCAGCATGGAGTACGTCCTGGTGGCGCGGGAGCTGGCCACGGACGGCATCGACGTGCTGTGGGACTTCGCTCGCACCAGGGAGGGGGAGGGCCTGATCGAGGCCCGCACCGGACAGCGGGTGATGCGGGAGATCGTCGAGGACTACCTTCAGTACCTCCACTGGGGCGCCGACGAGTTCCCGCAGATGATGGAGTTGCGGAGGTTCCACCCATCGAAGGTCGTCGTCGATCCGCACCGCTCGTTCGGGCAGCCCTTCTTCGCCGGCTCACGCACACGGGTGGCCGACGTGGCCGCGCTGCTGAAGGCGGGCGAGGACCCCGAGGTGATCGTCGATGAGCTCGGAGTCTCCCCCGAGGACGTCCGGTCCGCCGCACGCGTCGTCCTGGGCGGGCACGCCGCCTGAGTTCTACCTCGACGAGAACATCGTTGCCCGGGCCGTCCGCCGGTGCCTGACCAACCTGGGATATCGCGTGCACACCCCAGCCGAGCTCTACGGGTCGCGGGAGCAGGCGGAGGGCGCCCCGGATGAGGACTGGCTGCCGCGCGTGGGCCGACACGGCTGGGCGGTGCTGGGCTGTGATGCGAAGATCTTCGAACGGCCCTGGGAACTGCGCGCCTACCTTCAGGCCAAGCTGCATGCCTTCCTGCTCCCCGGCAACGCGCTGATCGCGGAGCGGGTCAGCCTCGTCGAGGTGTGCCTGGCTGAGATCTGCGCGGTCCACATGTCCGAGCCGCCGGCCGTGTGGAAGCTGACCCCCAAGGGTCTGGACCCCTACAAGATCCCGGGACGGGTGTGTCCCTGACGAGGACGTCCCGCTCGGTGCGCGGGCATGACGAAACGCCCCCGTCTCCCCTCGGCCCAGGGGCCGGTCATCAGGGAGACGGGGGCGTTCGTGCTCGGCGGCGCCGAGCTCATCGAGGCGGGGGAACAGGGCCCGCTCTTCCGGCTTGCGGGAGCCGACCGGCGCGTGGGCCGGATACCCATCCCTGAGCGTCCCCCCTGAGCGGGAGATCGAGGCCGGGCGGGCTTCCCCTCCCGCCCGGCGATCTCCAGGCTACTGCCGAACCTGCCCGCCGGTCTTCGGCTTGTTCGGGATGCCCCACACGCCCAGCGCGACAAGGACCGCCACGCCGATCGGGATCCACTCCCCGCTGTCGATCCGGCCGTCCTCGATGGCGGCCTGCGCGGCCAGCAGGACCGGCCCGGCGGCGGCGATGACGCTCTTCCAGTAGGCGCTGATCTTCATGAGGGAACCTCCTCAGACCCTCGGTGGCCAGCACCACGAGCCGGGCGGGATGTCGCCGCCCTCGTCGGCCTGGCCGTGCGGGACGTTGAACTCGGGGAACCCGCCGGACTCGCCGGGGGTGAACACCCACAGGTGGACGTGCTCGTCGGAGTCGAGCGCGGCGCGCATCGCCTGCGCGCCCTGCTTGCCGCGGTAGTGGACGATCTGGCCGAGAGTCGGCTCGGACATGGTGATCTCCTCAGGTCAGGGCGGCCGGTGCCGCCCGGCTCTCAGGTGATGGGTGCGGCCCAGCTCTCCCGCCAGGTGACCGGCCCCACCACGCCGTCCACCTCCAGGCCCTTCTCGCGCTGGAACGCCCGGCAGACCTCCTCCGAACGCGGCCCGTAGACGCCGTCCACCGTGATCCGCCAGCCGCGCTCGCGCATGCGGGCCTGCCAGCGGCGCACGTCGTCGCCGCGCATCATCGGCGGCTGGGTCAGATACCGGCCGGGCCAGCGCGGCGCGGCCTGGGCGGGCTTGTCGGCGGGCTTGCTCGGGGCGGCCTGGTCGTAGTCCGGCCGGCCGTACCCGGCGATGCTGCCCGCCGATCGGATGCGGCGCAGGCAGCGGTTGCCCGTGTTGCCCTCGATCGTCTGCACCCGGCCGTCCTCGAGGACCTTCTCGATGACGCCGACGTGGTCGATCGCGCCGATGCTGTTGGAGCCGTCCCAGTCGAAGAACACGATGTCGCCGGGCTTGGCGCGCTTGAGGTTCTCGACGGTTCCGGCGTACCAGCGGCCGGCCTTCTGGAAGTCCTGGGCGTGCCAGACGGTGTACGCCCGGTCTCCGTTCGGGCAGACGGCGGCGTGGTTCCCCGACTGATGCGCCCAGTAGGTCACCGCGGCGTCGCACCAGGCGAAGTTGTAGCGGAACGCCGAGCCGTTGCGGTCGGCGTACCAGTTCTGGATGTGGTTCGGCTCGCCCAGCCCCAGCGACTTGCGGGCCTCGGCGAGCATCCCCTCCGCGGTCCCCACGATCACGCCTCCTGTCCGCGGTAGACGCCGTGGTCGTCGGCGGGCCCGTACAGCTCGGTGAGGATCTTCTCCTCGTCGGTCTCGGTGGGCCGGTGCGCGTCCGGGTGGACGTCCACCTCGCCCAGGTGCTGGGCCTCGTCGCCCTGGTCGAGCTTGTCGCTCATCTACTCCTCATCTCTGACGCACGTCGTCATCTCGCGCGGTCCGGACGTCGTCACGACCGTGACCTGCTCCTGCCGCCACCCGTCCGGGCATGGCGGCCCCGGCGGACCCTGCTCCCCCCGCGGACCCTGCTCGCCGGGCGGTCCCTGCGGTCCGGGAGGACCGGCCGGCCCCGGTTCACCGGGCTCGCCCGGGGCGCCGTCCTGGCCCGGCTCGCCCGGCTCGCCCGCGGGACCCGAAGGCCCCGGCCGGCCAGGAGCACCGGACGGGCCCGGCTCACCCGGCTCACCCGGCACACCCTGCGGGCCCGTCTCACCCGGCGGGCCGGACGCCCCCGGCGACGGCGTCACGCTCGGCGTCCCACCCATCCCGCGGACCTGATCGGCCAGCGTCGACACCTGCCGCTCCAGCCGGGTCCGTTCGGCGCGCAGCTCGGCGACCGTGCCCGCCGTCCACATGGCGCCGACCACTACAACGATCACGAGCAGGAACACTGCGATGTCCCGCCAACTCACTCGCCGCCCGTGCTTCACGCGGGACCGCCTTTCAGCAGCAGCGCGAGGATCACGCCGCCGATGATCGTGGCGAACACGCCACCCGCCGCCGCCCATACCGCCGCACGGGCCGATGCTCGCGCCGCCTCGGCCTCCCGCTCCAGCCTGCCCAGGCGCTCAAGCAGGGCCTCCTTGTCGGCGGCGTAGACCTCCCGCAAGACATAGGTGTCGAGGCGGGCATTGATCGCGTTGAAGTCCTCGCGGACGTCCGCCCTGAAATCCGCGACCAGGCGGGCCAGCTCACCCAAGGTGGGCTCATCGGACACCGGACCCCCCATCTATCTGTGGCCCCGAAGGGCTTCGAGTCATGACCCCGCAGGGATCCAGCCCCACCCGCCGACCGCGCCACCGGACGGCGGGGGCTCCTCCGTGGCCGCGCGCAGCGCCACGGTGACCGCACCCCACCGGCGCGTCTGCGTCTGCGTCGCGGTGAACGGGCCGTACTGGCCGGCGGCCGCGGCCGCGTGGGAGTAGGTGGCCACGCAGGCGTTGTTGAGGGTGCCGCTGGTCGAGCACGTCACCAGCTCATCGGTGGCGCCGGCGGGCGGGGTCCAATCGGCCTCGGCGAGCTGCGTGCCCGTGGTGGTGGGCAGCGCGTGCACGGTGACGATCGCAGCCTCGCCGGTGGCGGTGGTGACCGCCGGGGCGGTCACGGCCTGAGCGGTCGCGCCGCCGGAGTCGCCGGCAGCCGGGGTGACGTCCAGCGGAGTGTCGGCATCGACGTCCCGATGGACGATGACCTGCACGGCGGCCACGCCCGTGCCGGTCGCCAGGGCGGGCGCCACCTGTGAGGAGGCGTCGCCCGCTTGGGCGGTGCGCCGCCACACCCCGACCCGGCACGACGCCGAGGTGACGTTGAAGTCGGCCAGGGGCGCCCACCCGGACAGCGGGGCGTAGGCGCCGGACGCCCCGAACACCGCGACCAGGAGCAGCTCGTCGCCGGCCTGGACGGCGGCGGGGATGGTGACGGCCTGCGACCCGACCGCACCGGACGATGCGGCCTCGGCGGCGGCGATGCGTGTGGGTGCCACGGTCAGTACACCATCGGCTGGACGATCATGTCCTCGGCGGCGCCCGCGTCGATGTCGACGGTCATCGTGGCGCCGGCGGGGATGGTGGTGGTGCTGATCGCGGTGACCGCACCGGATGTGGTCTGGCCCGCCGGGATGGTGGGCCGGTTGGCCGCGGTGAACACGCTCGTGCCGTTGACGTTGAAGTCGATGACGAGGTCGGTGGTGACGTTGCGGGCACTCACCCGCACCGACCGCAGGGTGAGGGCCTGCCCTGTGTCGTTCCAGTAGGGGATCGTGCCGGTGCCCGGGGTGACGGCGCCCTTCACCGCGAACGGCGGGACGGCGTTGATGTTGGGGGCTCGCATCCGGCCGGCCGCATCCAACCAGGCCAAGGGCACGCCCGCCGACGTCGCCCACTGCTGAAGGTCCGCGGTCTGGCCGACCTCGCCGGAGACGCGGAACGCCACCTGGTTGGGCGCTGTGGATCGGGCTCTTCCTTCGCCGTCCTCGTTGGCGTACAGGCCTCGCTGCCCCGTCGGGCTGCGGCAGACGAACACGTCGGCCACCTGGCCAGGCGCGGCCTGGAGGATCATCGCCGACTTGCCGGTGTCCGTGATGGTGAGCGTCTTCTGCACACCGGAGATGACCTGGTCGCCGTCCGTCGTCCACACGTTCGTGAGCTGCGGCAGCGTGGCCGGGATCCAGCGGGAGACGTCCCCGGACCAGATGAGCGCCTGCCCGGCCGCCGGCGGCGTGGTGGTGGTGTCGACGTCGGTCAGGGACGACAGCGGGATCTGGTGGGGGTTGCCGGCGGCCAGGTGCTGCGCGATCGCGGCGGCGGCGTTCTGCGCGATCTCGGCGAACGCACCGACGTTGGTCGGGGACATCGCCCGGCGAGGCCCACCGTCTGCGCTCACCCACAGCCGGTACGCCCCCTCCGGCCCCAGGAATGGGGGGACGGCGCCAGTGGCGTCGGAGGTCAGGATCCCGTCCGGGATGGGGTCTCCGAGCAGGGTGGTCAGGTCGGTGACCTGCTGCCCGTCCTCCGCGTCGTAGAACTTCAAGGTGGCGCTCGGCTTGAGCGTGGCCACGTTGCCGGTGCCGAGGGTGACGATGAAGTCGGCCACTCCACCGAATTCGAACCGCATGTTCGTCCTTAAGGAGGTAGGGCTAAAGGAGGTAGGAGAAGGTCGCCCGCAGCAGTACGCCGTTGGCCAGGCCCCCGTTGCTGTGCCAGTACTCCACCCGCCCGTTGGGCTGCACGTGGAGTTGCCCGTAACGGTCCCCGGACAGGACCACCGCGGCGGCGCGGCGGAAGGTGGGGCGGACGGCGGCCGGCACCGTGGTGACCAGGCGGCCGTGCGCCTGGTCTTCGCTGATCGTGCCGCCGTTCCAGGTGAAGTTCAGGTCGACCATCACCAGGTCGTCCCGGGTCCGGGCGGCGTTGGTGCTGTTGGGGTCGGCGGTCCACCCGGCGGCCGGCGACAGCGTGTAGGTCGCCTCCTGCGGCGGCCCCAGCGTCCGCCACTGCCCGTTCCAGCCGACCCACCGTCCGGTGTCGTAGTCCCAGTTGATCGCCCCGGGCATCGGGTTGGGGTCACGATCCTGCGAGTGCTGATGCCGGATCCGGGACCCCACGTACATGGGGCGGGCGACGACGTCACCGGCACCGATCGCGGCGGCGTTGTGCGCGACGGTGACCCGGGCCAGCGGCACCTCCCACACCCCAGCCGGGCCCTCGTCCCGGACCAGGGCGGGCGCGCCGCTGCCGGGGTCGCCCTTACGGATCGCGGTGCGCACCTGCCAGGTCGAGCGGTCCAGGCGGAGCACTACCCGGTCGATGCGGGTCTGCCCGCTGGTGTTGCCGTCGAGGGTGTGGGTGTAGTCGGTGTCCCCCGACGTCCAACCATGTCCGCGGACGCTGCCGTACAGACCGGCCTTGACGGTGACCGTCAGCCCGGCACCGGTGCCGACCACGGGGGCCGGGTCGGTATGCACCCCGTACAGGCCGTCGTCGCTGAACCTCGCGGCCAGCAGCTCGTACTGCCGGTCGTTGACGACCCGCCCGGCGGCGGGGTCCGGCCAACTCGATTGCGCCATCACGCTCCTCGCGAAGGTCAGGGTCCGGCCGGCACGTCGGTGCCGGTCTCCAGGCGGGCCAGCCGCCGCTGGATGCGGCGGGCCAGCCGCACCCATGCGGGATCGGCGGTGGCCTCCTGGCTGCCGATCAGGACGGTGACGTGCTCACCCGCGCCCGGGGTGGCCTGGATCTGGGCCTGGCGGACGATGTCGGAGGCCTCGACGCCGGGCAGGTACGCGATGGTCGCGCGGTCGCCGAGCTGCACGTCGTGCCCGAACCGCAGGTCCTCGGTGTCGACCGTCACCGCGCTGATCTGGGTGGTCTCGCCGCCTTCGGCCAGGGCCTCGTCGCCGGACTGCTGGAGGCCGGCCACCGTGTCCTCGTTGCGGCTGTCGACCCACTGCTCGATGCGCCACCACCGCGCGGCCGCCGCCGGGTCAGCGCGTTCGACGATGGTGCGGGCGGCGTCCTCGCCCTGCCCGCCGACGATGGCGTGGGTGAGGGCCGGCGCCGACCGCTCCACCGACACCGACCGCAGGTTGCCCAGCTCCCAGGAGTAGCGGGCGCTGCCGGTGAGGTCGCGCGGCTGGTAGACCTCGAACAGGATCTGATCGGAAGTCTGCCGGGTGCGGAACCCGAGCCCGCCGCCGACGAGCGCGGCGGACTGGAGCTCGGCGAGCAGACCGGTGAACCGGGCCCGGATCGACACGTTGCTGCCGACACCGGCGAGGGTGCCGAGCGCCAGGTGCGGCACCCGCCGGTCGACCAGGGCGCCCGGCCCGGCGTTCAAGTTGACCAGGTTCCGCATGAGGACCTCGGCGTTGACACCGGTGGCGGTGTAGTGGCTGGCCGTCTGCGCGCTGGCGGCCTGCGCAGGGTTCGGGTAGACCAGCCGCCCGGCCAGGTGCACCAGGTCGTCGACGAACGCGAGCTGGAGCGTGCCGGGCTGCGGATCGTCACCGCCCTGGTCGCCGGGCAGCGTCCGCTGGTACGGGGCCATGGGCCGCTCCAGCGGGCCGGCGAGCACCACCTGCCCGTCGCGGATGATGACGATCCGGCGGCCGGTGCCGGCGTCGAGCTGCGCGACCACCTCCGGGTCCGCCGGGATGGTCATCACCCCGCTGCTCGGCTCGTTGAACCGCAGCGTCATGTCCAGCTGCGTCCACGTGGTGAGGGGGTCACCGACCACCTTCAGGTCCATGTCGGTGACCAGCACCGTGATCGTCATGACGTCTTGTACCTCGGGTGGAACGACAGGGTGATGGACGTGCCGGCGGCGGCTCCGTCGACCTGGAACACCACGTCGCTGTTGCCGCGGGGCAGGCCCCACAGCACGGCGGACGGCCAGTCCAGGGCCTCGGTCCACACCTCGACGGGTCCGGCCGCCGGGTGGTAGCGGACCCGCGGCGGGTCGGTGCTGATGCGGACCTCGTCGCCGGCGGCGAGCGTGCCGCCGACGTCGGCCGGGGTGAGCGTCCAGGACTCGCCGGTCGCGACGAGGGTCGCGGTGATCTGGGTGGCCGGGCCGGTGATCACCCATTCCGGCCACGCGACGACCTTGCCGGGGTTGACCAGGGTGGTCGCCCCCAGCACCTGCGAGGAAGACACCGAGGGGTAGGAGGCGAGGAAGTCGACCGCCGTGCCGTGCTCGCGGTAGATCGTCACCGGCACCGGGTCGTACCAGAACGGGTCCTCGCAGTAGAAGGTGATGACGGCCAGCCGCTTGTCGGGCAGCTTCAGGTCGTCCTCGAAACCCTCCTGGTAGTGGGCGCTGATCCTGCGGGCACCTCCGCCGCCGGGCCGCACGACCTCCAGCACACCCGGGCCCAGGTCGACCGTCTGGGTGATGGCGTCCTCCAGCGCCCGCCACCGGGATTCGATCTCTGCGCTGGTGCGGCCGCGCACGAGCAGCGGCCAGGTGATCAGCCGGGGCTGGGGCTGCTGGTGGCGGACGCGGGCACCGCCGCGCGGGTGCGGGTCGGTGGTCATCTGGTACGGCGGCGTGTCCAGGCCGACCACGTCCCGCAGCGTTTTCCACCCGGTCGCCGGGTCGGTGAGCGGCCAGATGGTGCCGTCCGGGGCGTACCAGGTGGCGGTCGGGGTCCCGAACGCTGGAGGTGGCTGCGGCGGGGGTGCGGTGGTGGTGCCGGCGATGATCGGCATCGGCTACGGCCTCCCTGCCCGTGCCAGGAGCAGCTGGCGGCGCTCGTGTGCGCGCAGGTCCTCCAGGTCGAAGTCGGCGCGCTGGGGATAGATGTTCGTCGTGTGGTTGTAGTTGTTCGTCACCTGGCCGTGGCTCTGGAACAGTTCGTCCATCTGCTGCTTGGTGAACATGAACTCGTCGTGCCGGGTGCCGTTGTCGACCAGCCACCGGCCCGGCGGGATCCGGCCACCCTGGTCACGCGACAGGCCGTACCGCATGTTGAACAGGCCGTCGCCGGCGCCGCGCGCACCGCCGCCGACCACCACGCCTGCCGAGCCCCTGGACTCGACATTGGTGCCGAGCAGCGTCCCCGCCATATGGCCCACGCCCGCATTTGTAATTCCGACCTCGAAGGCGCTGCGCTTGTTGCGGACGAACCCGGCCGGGCCGCGAGACGCGCCGGTGAAACTGAACGTCGTGAACCGCCGCTGGTAGGGATTCTTGCCCTGGATCACATTCAGGATCGAACTCATGAAGCCAGAGCAGTCCCAGCCGTTGGGGCCAACGCCGCCCCACAGGTACGGCTTGCCTGCCTGTGCCTTTGCGAAGGCGAGCGCCCGCTGGAAGCCGGGGCCGCCGCCCATCCCGACCTTGTCCTTGAACCACTGGACCAGGGAGTCGATGACCTTCTTGGGGATGCCGGCGATGACGTCGCGGAAGATCCCGGCCCCAGGGATCCCGCCGGTCATCCGCTCCAGCACCCCGCGGAACGCCTTCTCCACGTTCTTGAACGCGAAGTTCTTCAGCCCGCCGAGGAAGTCGGAGACGATCCCACCGAACTTGAACGCACCGGCGAACCCCGGCGCGGCCGCAGGAACAGTGCCGCCGCGGGCGAACGCGATGCCCTCACCACCCAGACGGTCGCCGCCGCGGGCGAACCACTCCCGCACCGCGCCGACACCGCGGCGGGCCAGCGCATTGGCGGTCTGCACCCACCGCGGCCCGACCGCCCTGGTGAACTCCGGCCGGAAGATGGACTCACCGGGGCTCACGGCGGCCAGCAGCTTGTCACGGCCGGGCGCGTACCCGGGCAGCACGCCGGGCCCGCCGGCGACACCACCCTTGGCGAACTTCGGGATCTTGTCGAGCCTGGTCTTGATGCCCGCGAACGACGCAATGCGATTAACGAGATTGACAATTCCGTCGTTATAAATACCGATGACGAAGTTGACGGGCTTCTTTGCGATGTCCTTGAGGCCGTCCCAGATTTTACGGATGCCGTCGACGGCTGTCTTGAAGGCGGAGCGGACGGTGCCGACCGCCGACTTGAGGGCGTTGAACGCGGGCCGGATGCCGTTGTTCCACACCCCGCTGATGGTGGAGCGCAGCGCGTTCCACACCGTGGTGGCCACGGATCGGAACGTCCGGAACGCCGGTGCGAGCGTCGCGGACAAGAACGCCTTGATGGCGTTGAACACGACCTTGATCGCACCCCACACCACCGAGATGTGCGTGCGAATCCCGGTCCACACAGGGCGGATGACGTTGTCCAACAGCCACCGGAACACCGGGCCCAGCACCCCGGACACGAACGCCCGGATCCCGTTGAAGATGACCTTGATGACGTTCCAGGCCACCAGCACCGCGAGCTGGATCGCGATCCACACGGCCTTGACCAAGTTGCGGAACACGATGAACGCCACGGACAGGACGCCGCCCAGGAACCCGGCGATGGCACCGAGGATCGGCTGGAGGAACGACCAGGCCACCGCGGCGCCGGCTTGCAGGGTTGTCCATACGGTCTGGGCGGCGCCCCACAGGCTGCGGAACACCCCGGCGACCCAGGACAGGGCGGCGCCGATCGCGGCGAACACCGGCTGGAGGAACGACCAGGCGGCGGCGGCCGCGGTCTGAATCCCGGCCCAGACGGCCTGGACGATGTTTCGGAACGTCTCGCTGCGCTGGTAGGCGACGACCACGGCGGCGGCGAGCGCCGCGATCGCGATGACCACCAGCGCGATGGGGTTCGCGTTGAGAGCAGCGTTCAGCAGCCATTGCACGCCCGCCCACAGGCGGGTCGCGGCCGCGACGACCTTCGCGGCGGCGGCGTGCGCGATGATCCGCGCGGTGGACACACCCGCCGCGGCGGCCTGCTGCCGCCACAGCATGATCTGGCTGCGCAGCGCCGCGCCCAGGCGGGTGGCGAACGTGGCGTTGGCGGCGTAGGCCGCGTTCACGTTCCGCAGCCCGGCGACGAACCCGGCCATGGCGACCTTTGCGAACCCTGCCGCCCGGGTCACCCCGGAGATGGCGGTCCCGGCGAGCTTGGCCGAGCCGGGGATCCGCATCAGCCAGGTCGACAGGACGCTCAGGGCCAGGCCCCACGCGAGCGTCTGGGACACCACCTGCTGCACCGGCTCGGGCAGGCTCGTGATGATCCCCGCGATGATGCCCAGCGCCCCGGACAGGATCGGCAGGACGGCCAGCAGGTGGTTGGCGGCGTCCCCGAGGGTGCGCCATGTCTCGGCGGCCTGGCCCTGGCCCTGCGCGGACTGCGACCAGGTCAGCATCTCCGCCGACAGCTGCTCCAGGGTGGTGACCATGTTGCCGCCGGACACCCCGAAGGCGTCCGCCTTCCCGGCGACGTTGGCGATGGTCAGCGCCAGGTTCCGGCCGATGCGCCCGGCGGTCTCCATGCCGTCGCCGACCCGGTCGATCACACCGGCCAGGGCGCCGGACTCCTGGCGGGTGCGGACGAAGGCGTTGGCGGCCTTGACGCCGGTGACGGCCCAGCCGGCCATCCGGTCGATCAGCGGCATCCCGGCCACGGTCAGGCGGGTGACCAGCTCGATGGCCGGGCGGACGGCACCGGACAGGGTCTGCACGACGTCGGCGGTGCCGCGCATGACCTGGTCGACCTGGCCGCGGAACCAGGGCGTGCTCGCGGTGCGGGTGGCCTCCAGGGCGACGCCGTTCAGCTCGCCGGACACCTCCCGCAGGCCCGACCCCACGACCGGCAGGAGGTTGCCGCTCATCCGCTCCAGCTCACGGTCCAGGCCGGCGAACAGGGTGTCCTGGACGGACTGCTGGAGACCCATCACCTCCTTGCGCATGCTGGCCGCCTGGCGGACGAACGCCGCGGCGTTCGGGGACAGGTCCTCCAGCGCCTCGTTCAGCGCCTCGGCGTCGCCCTCGGCGACCGCGCTCATCGCCTCGCCGACACCGACCAGCCCGAACTGCAACGTCTTGCTGGCGACCCGGGTGGCGACCATCGCGGCCGGCAGCGCCGCCACCGCCGCCGCGGCCGGCACCGCGGCCTTGCCCAGCGCCGCCGCCGAGGCCGCCGCCGTGACCATCCCGCCGGTCCGGCTCACCCCGCCGAGCCGCTCCACCGCACCGGTGAGGCGTTCGGCGGCGCCGCTGGCGGTGTCCAGGTCTCGGGTGGCGCGGCGGGCCAGCTGCTGGAACGCGCCGCCCACGCTGCGGGCCGTCGCCGACACCCGGTCGCGGGCGAACAGGTTGAACCCCAGGGAGGTGATCGTGGCCACGGGCGATCACCCCCCTGCCGGCTGGTGGATCTCGCCCGGCCGTGGATACGGGACGGGCTCGGGGATCTTGTCGCGGTCCTTCTTGTCGGTGTTGGCCGCGAGCATCACGTGGATCAGATCGTTGACCCGGTCGATCAGGGTGGCCAGCGCCTCGTCGCGGTACCCGCCGGCCAGGCCGCCCTGGGCCCGCTCGTAGGCCATCCACTGCGTGAGCTCTGGGGAGGTGGTGCGGGCCAGCAGCTCGCCGACCGGCATCCCCAGGTGGGCGGCTAGTCGGTGGACGAACCCACGCCATCCGCCGTCTCCGGAAAACCCTCCGTCAGCTCCTCGACGTCCTCCTCGGTCATCCGGTTGAGCTTGCGGGCGGCCTCGAACACCCGGTCCAGCGCGGCCGCGCTCTTGCGGCCCAGCGCGGCGGCCTCACTGTCGGAGAACAACCGCTTGCCGTCCTCGTCGACCACGCACAGGGCCACCAGCCGGGCCCGCAGGTTGGCCAGGTTCGTCTTGACGGACTTGCCGCGGGTCTGGGCCATCGACTCCTCGAACCGGTCCCGCTCGGCGCCGGTCAGCGTCCTGACCCGTACCGTGCCGCCCCACTCGGGGACCTCGACGTCCTCGGTGGTCAGGTCGTCGGCGGCCAGGATCTGGTCCTTGGTCAGCAGAGCCATGTACGTCTCCTCGTGGGTCTCGCGGGTCTCGTGGGTCAGGGAATGTGGGTGGGGCGGCCAGGGACCCACGACCCGGCCGCCCCACGTCTGATGTGCCGGTCAGTCGCCGGCCTCGGCGATCCACTCGGCGGCCTCGGCGAGCACCTTGCGGATGTCGCGGGTGAGCGCCGGGCCCTCGTCGGCCAGGGGCTCGCGGAACCAGGAGTAGCCGGGCTGACGCACCCACTTCTCGCGGTCGCCGAACACCGGGTGCCGCCAGCCCTCGTCACCGCGGTCCAGGCCGCGCGGCAGCATCGCCTGCTCCTCGGTCGGCATGCTCGTGACGATGCGGAGCCCGGCGCGGCGGCGGCCGCCGGCCGAAGCCTGCGCCCGCACGCCGCGCGCCACCAGGCGGCGCAGCTGCTTGCGCTTGTGCGGGGCCGCCGCGGTGCCACCGGGCGCACCGGCCACCGGCAGAGCACGGACCTCGGCGCGGACCCGCTTGATGCCGCGGGCCGCCGACTTGCGCAGCGCCGTCCGCAGCTTCGTGGGCAGGCGCCGGTCGACCTCGCGGAGCCGGTCGGCGACCTCGCGGATCTCCGCGCCCGGGATCAGCCGCACCTCCATGCCGTACCGTCCCCGGTCAGGAGGTGGCGCGGGTGATGCCCTGCCGCTGCGCGGGGAACGTCACGCTCGTCTCGGACAGCTCGCCCACGCTGCCGTTCAGCGGCTGGTACTCCAGCAGAATGCAGGTGCCGGTGTACTGCGGGTTCGTGGCGGACACCGCGCCGGCGCGGGGCCGGACCCGCACAGTGAACTCCTGCTCCTGGTCCCACAGCGGGTACAGGGTGGCGTCCACACTCGCGGGGTCGAAGTCCTGCTGGAAGTTCAGCACGAACGAGTCGTCCTTCAGCCCGTGCGCCCGCTCCCGGCCGCTGCCGCCGAAGTTGGTGGTGTCGATCTCGTCCTTGGTCATGTTGACCTCGACGGACGACACGTGGTCGGAGAAGTCGACGCCGTCGACCTCGATGTAGCAGTCCTTCAGGACCAGTTTCGACACGGCCTACTCCTTGTCGTCTTCCGGCCCTTCGGCCGTGCTGCTGTCATGAGAAAGCCCCGCCTCAGAGCGGGGCTCGGTGCCGGATCCGGGGTCCGGCGCGGGGTCGCCGGGCGGCTCGTCCGGCGGCCCGTCTTCGGGCCGCACGTGGCCGGCGGCGACCAGGCGGCGGGCGTGCGCGGCCTCCAGCTCGACCACCTCGCCGCGGCGCTTGCCGAGCACGGCCTGGGGGCCGATGACGACGTACCGGCGCGGCACGGCCGGCTGCTCGGGCGGTGGGGCAGGGCGGGGCCGGCGGGTGCGGCGCGGCGGCATCAGATCCTCACCACCGCGCGGGTCAGGTCGGCGGTGCTGCTGTAGGACAGCTCCGCCTGCCCGTTCTCGTTGCGGTAGATGGGCAGCAGCGGGATCCACCGCTCGCCCTGCGCGGCCACGCTGTAGGCCTTGTCGGGGTAGGGGTCGCCGGTCTCCAGGTCGCCCTGCCCGGCGATCGTCACCGTCCGCGCCTCGGACGCGTGCGCGTTGCGGACGATCAGGAAGACCCGGTTGCCGGTCTCGGCGGTGTCGCCGGCAGCGGCCGCCGCGAAGGCCGGGGCGGTGCCGTCCGTGTCGATCGTATGCGTGCTGATCAACGCCATCGCTCGTCATCTCTCTTTCAGGCGGTGCCGGGGGTGCGCACCACTACGCGCAGGCACGCCCCGATGTGCTGGACACCCGCGGACTCAAAGCCACCCCCGTAGGGGACGTCGCGCGGCATGCCGGTGACCTGGGCGGTGGTGCCGTCGCTCAGGCCCAGGTCGTCACGCTCGAACAGCGCGGCGCGGATGCTCTTCGGCCCGGCACCGGTCACGTACTCGTCCAGGGCTTCCTGGGACAGCCGCGTCTCACCGCGCGCCACGAGCACGAACAGGTTGAACGTCCAGGTGTCCAGGCCGCGGCCCATCGCCCCTTCGAAGTCGGCCTCGCGGGGCACGACCACGACGGCGGGGGTCTGGGTGACGTCCGGGACGGTGTCGTAGATGGTCAGGCCCCCGATGCCGGACAGGACCTCCTTGATCCCGGCGCGGATCTGTCCCAGGGACGCCATTCAGTCCTCCTGCCGGTCGATGCGGGCGATCTGCTCGACGCCGCCGCCCAGCAGCAGCAGCTTGACGTCGGGCAGCTCCGTCTTGATCTGCTCGGCCAGCTCCCCGAACTGGGCCGGGTTGATCCTCGGGTCAAGGCGGATGACCAGGGTGTCGCCGGGTCGGATGGTGACCGCCTCCCGGATCCGGTCGGCCAAGCCGCCCTCGGCGGGTTCCTCGGCGGCCATCAGCCCACCAGCACCGGGTCACGGCGGTACGGCGCGAGCTTGGCCGCGGCCATCTTGTTGTCCCGCACCCGCAGCACCGCCCCCATGCTGTCGAGCCCGGCCACACCGAACGGGGCGTCCTTGAGCTGGAACGTCTCGGCGGCCAGGATCAGGCACGCCTGCCGGACCGGCGCCGGCACCGCCGCCCACCCCCACCGGGCGGTCACCCGCACCGTCGTCCGGCGCCCGATGGTGAACCGCTCGCCGCCGACCGCGCGGATCTTGTAGTACGGCCAGCCGGACACGCCGCCCACGGTGCCGTTCAGCGGCTCCAGCTGGTAGTCGGCGGCCGCCCAGATGGTCGACTCGGTGAACGTCCCGGCCGGGTCGGTCTCGACCACCAGGTCCTCGACGCTGTGGAAGTCGTCCACGTGCACCCACCCGGCCGCATCCGCCACGAACAGCCGCGGCGACGCGGTGTCGGTGCGGTTGAACTGGCGGCGGCAGTACTGCTCGATCTCCCGCGACACCGACGCCAGCGCCTGCTCCAGGACGTCGTCGTACCGGTCGACGCCCTCGAGGGTGCTGCGCAGGTACTGCTTGAGCGTCAGCAGGTCAACGTAGGGGTCACCCAGCGCCACCGCTGGAGCCCTCGCTGCCCTCGTCGGTCTTCTTGCGGCGCGTGCGGCCACCCGTGCTGCCGCCGCTGCGCTTGGCGCCGGGCCGCGCGGTGGCGTCCTCGACGTCGTAGTGCACGTCGATCGGCTCGAACAGGTCCTCGCGGCCCTCGAGCATCGGGTGCCCGGCCCGCACCCGGGTGATACCGGCGTGCACCACGATCCGCTCGCCGTTGTAGTCGAACGTCGCGGTCTTCTTGGCGACCAGGATGTCGTCGCTCATCGCCCTTCCTTTCCTGATGGGCCAGATGGGAAGGGGCGGGCCCCCGCCGAGAGGAGGGAGCGGAGGCCCGCCGGTCAGGATCAGACGGAGCCGACCAGGACCCGGAAGGCGTTGGGGACCAGGATCTCGGTGTTGTTGCGCCAGATGGCGTACAGGCCGCGCTGCCCGGTCGGCCGGCGGTTCGGGCCGAACAGGTGCGGCACGAGCTCGACGCTCATGCCGATCCGGTCGACGATCAGGAACTGGTTGAAGTCCCCGAACAGCAGGTACCGGTCGCCGGCGGCGATGGTGCCCGGCATGGTGGACAGCTCGTGCGCCGGGTAGCCGATCAGCTCCGGCGGCAGGCCCGCCCCCAGCCGCTCCCACAGGTTCGCGCCGCCGGACGTGTCCAGCTGCCGCGCCCGGTTGTAGATGGACCGGTTGGCCATCCACCGGGCCCGCGCCCGGAACCTGGGGGGCAGCGCCTCCTCCAGGGCGTAGATGTCGTCGACACCGAACCCGGCGCCGGCGTTGACCTGGCTGCCCGCCGGCAGCGTCGCGACGATGCCGCTGGGGTTGTTGCCGGTGCCGTTGCCGTTGACGAAGGACTCGGCCTCCTCCTCTTCCTTGGCGTCGGCCAGCAGCCGGGTGATCTCGCCGCGCAGCGCCATCCAGTCCTGGTCGATCTCGATGGAGAACGGCACGAACCCCTGGACGCGGGTCGGGCGGACGGTGGGCTGGTCGAAGGTGGGGGAGTTGTCGCCGGCCTCGTCGGCCTCGGCGGCGCGGGTGACGGTGATCCCGGCGGAGGTGACGCCCTGCCACTCCTTACCGACGATCTGCTCGACCCGCGCGACCTGGCGCAGCGGGTTGATCGACCCGTCCGAGGTGAGGATGACGGTCGGGTCCAGGTCGAACGGCACCGCGTACCCGCCGGCCGGGTCCGACCCGATCGACAGGGCCCGCTGCTCCTCACCGGTCAGGACCCGGTCCGACAGGGCCTTGACGGCCTTGCCGAACGCCCGCGCGTAGGTCGGGGAGCCGGTGACGAGGATGCGGCGGGCCAGGGTGCCCTGCTCGTCGTCGACGGTGTTCAGCAGCCGCTCGACGTTGGCCTGGACGTCCTCGCGGTTCACCCCGCGCATCGCCGGGCGCATCTGCTCGATGGCCCGCATCGCGTTGTCGCGGTACAGGCCGGCCAGGTCGTCCAGGCTGCGGGCCTGCTGCCGGATCTCCGCCAGGTCGTAGATGTTCTCCGGGCGCCGCACGTGGGGCCGGCCCGGGTCGGTGCCGCGCTCGACGTTGCGGGTGTCGCCGGACAGGGCCCGCAGCCGCTCCATCCGCTCGGTGGCGGCGCGGATGGCGCGCTCGTGCTCCTCGTGCTCGTCGTTCAGCTCGTCCCACTCGGTCTGCACCTCGTCGGGCAGGGCCGCGCCGGAGTACTCGCTGTCGATCTCGGCGAGCCGCGCCCGGATCTCCGACTGGCGCGCGGTCCGCTCTTCGATGGTCATCGGGGTGTCCACCGAAGACCTCCTCACTGTCTGCTTGGGTGTCGTTGCGTTCGCGCCCTGGGAGTGCTTGCGCGGCTCCTGGGTCTTCGTGGTCGCGGCTCCAGCCCTCGCCGGGGCGGCGGCCGGGGCGGCTCCAGTGCTCGGGGCGGCTGGAGTGCGCGGTTCGGCCGGCCGCGCGGGGGCGGCTGGAGTGCGGACGGCTCTCACGCTGCGCAGCGCCTCGTCGTACTGCTCGGGGTGGCGCTTGCGCAGCTGGTCGTAGTACCGGTCGGTGGTCGACCGCAGGCCCGCCGTGGCGTCCGGGTTGGCCGGGAACACGGTCGGGCCGAACTCGATGACGCGGACCTCCTTGATGGTCCGCTCCGGGAGGCCCTCGGGGTTGTGCTCGGACGTGCCGGGCTCCTGCACCCACTCGTCCTTCATCACCCGGAACCGGAAGCTGGAGCCGTAGGCGCCGGCCTTCAGCGCCGGGACCAGGTCCCGGTTGTAGCTGGTGTCCAGCAGCGGCACCTCATAGGCCGGGCCGGTCTCGTCCTCGGCGAGCCGGGTCGGCACCCCCAGCGGCTTGTCGCCCACGGTGGGGTCGTAGCCGTGCTCCAGCAGCACCCGGATCCGGTCGCCGGACTCGCGGAACGTCTTCTTGAAGGCGCCCTTGGCGGTGCGCTCCAGGAAGCGGCCCTCGAAGATGCTGTCGATCTCGTACCAGGTGTCGAACACCGAGAAGTGCCCGGTCATCGTCGGCATGCCGCCGTCGCCGTCACCCTCGCCGTCGTCCTCGGCGCGCAGCTCCAGCGCCCCCGGTACGGCCCGGCACACCGGGATGTCCAGCCGCTCCGGCGGTGCCGACCGCAGGTCCTCATCCGTCATCGTCATCTCCTCCGCCGGCAGCGGGTGTGCCTTCGCTCGTGTCGGGGTTCTCCGGATGCAGCTGCACCGACCGCAGCCCGGTGTGCTCCAGCAGGCCCCAGTCCTCCGCCATCACCGCGGCCACCACCGATTCGGGGGTGAAGCCCTCCTTGACCAGCCCGCCGATGGTCTGGGCCTGCTTGGCCTGCACCTCGGCGACGTCCTTGGCGTCCTCCCGCAAGAAGGGCACGTCACGCGCCGAGTACCACAGCCGCGCCCCGTTCTCGCGGGGCAGCAGCGGCGCCAGCGACCCGGCGGCATTCGCCCACAGCGGGTGCATGGTGCCGTCCGCCAGTCGCCGCCGCGCCTGCGAGTAGTTCGAGTAGGTGGCGGCCTGGAGGCCCTCCGACAGGCCGACGATCACCGGGGGGACGCCGGCGGCCGCGGCGATGCGGGTTTCGCCGTGCCCCTGGACCGCCTTGAAGTCCAGCTGCTGGAGGTCAGCGCCAACCACGGTGGCGTCCGCTCCGCCACCGAGGTACAGCGTCTTGTATGCGTTCTCGGCGCCGGCGTGCCGGCTGTCGAGGATCTCCATGAACTCCTCGAACTGCTCCCGGGTCACCGACTCCTTGAAGGAAACGACCATGTTCGGGGTGGCCGCGTTCTCCAGGAACTTGGCCTTGTGCCGCATCATCTGGCCATCGGCTGCGATCTCCCGCAGCACCGGCGTCAGCCACGACATGCCCCGGAAGGACGCCAGCGGGTCCGGGATCGGCGCGAAGTGCGCGACCTGCTCGGGCAGGAAGAACACCGGCTCACCGGTGCCGTCCTGGCGGTACATGTAGCCGGCGCGGCGGAACCCGACCTGCCCGCCGTCCGGGTTCAGCGGCGAGACCGGCACCTCGCGGGGCTCCAGGATCACCTGCACCCAGTCGGGGCGGAGCCGCACGAGCTCCCCGCCGATCTTCGTGATGTAGGCGTTCCCGGCCAGGTCGGCGTCCTGGATCATCCGCAGCAGCAGGTCCTGGGTCGTCCCGCCGACCCACGGCTCTTCGAGAAGCGCCAGGGCCTGCGTGCCGAACAAGTCGCTCGTGCGGCCGTTGCGGATGCGCTGGTAGGCGAACCGGATCCCGGAGAACGCCAGCATCCTGGTCAACATGCAGGCGAACACGATCCCGTTGGCCTTGTAGGCGCCCTGGGCGTAGCCCTCCAGCGAGGTCTCGATCTCCTCGGCCGGGGTACCGGCCAGCGTCTGCTGCACCCCACCCGACAGCGGCACCCAGGACCCGAACTGGGCGATGATCTGCGCGTAGTCGTCGACCGACAGCAGCGCCCGCTCCTCGGTGCCGCGGCCGCCGCGCAGCCACGACCGCAGCCGCCCCCACCAGCCGGTCCGGCCTGACCGGACCGCGTCCACCGCGGTCACCGGTACGCCGCCCACGGTGCGGGCTTGGCCTTGGCCTTGCCGAACTTCGTCAGCCCCCAGGTGCCCAGCGTCATCATCTCCAGCGGCGAGATGTCCACCGCCGACGAGGCGCGGGACCACGCCCACAGGTCCGCCAGCTTGCGGGTGTCGGCGCCGGCCACCGCGGCGTTCAGCGGCGCCTGGTCACGGTGCCGCACGTAGGGGGTGTTGCCCTCCCGCGGCACGATCGCCTGATACAGGGCACCGCACGCCTGCGCGTACTCCCGAGTGCTGGGAGACACCACCGTCACGCCTGCCTCCTCCAGTCTCGGGATCAACGCACCGGCCGGGCCGCCGGCGTCCACCACGAACGCCGCGGGCTTCCACCGCTCGTGCAGCTCGGCGGCGCGGGGGACCATCCATCCGGTGCCGGGCCGGTAGTCCAGCTGTTCGTCGTCGGCGGTGATCTCGGAATGGACCAGGCCGTCGTACCGGCGGCCGGTCACCCCGATGCAGCCGTAAGAGCCGTCGCGGGCGACCGCCAAGCTGAAGACCAGCGGCGAGTCGGCGGCCGGCTGCGACGCGGTGTCGATCAGCGCCGTCCAGGCGTCCTCGGAGATGACCCGCCACGCCTCGCCCTCGACCGGCCAGTCCCCCACCCCGAGGCGCTCGCGGGCGAAGTCGGCCGGGTCCATCGACCTGCGCTCGGACTCGATGTGCTCGACGGTGATGCGGATGCCCAGCGCCGGGTTCGCCTTGCGGTACGACTCGACCAGCCGGGCCCGCTGCCGCTCCAGCTCCAGCGCCGGCAGCCGATGCTCGTCCCGGATCGTCGTCGGGTCGTGCTCGGTACAGCCGGGCGGGCAGAACTCATCGCACGGGTCGATCGACCACTCCAGGTAACACAGCCGCGGATCCAGGCCCTTCAGGCCACGGGCCCGCACCCGGCCCAGGTGCACCGACTCCTTCTCACCGGCGGACCCCAGGTACCAGATCTGCGGGTTGGGCCTGGCCGACATGGTCGGCATCAGCGCCGCCACGGTCGGGGACGGCAGGTACATCGCCTCGTCGGCGATCACGCAGTCCCCCGACAGGCCGCGGCCGCCGCCCTTCGTGCGCGTCTTGAACTTCACCCGGCGGCCGCCGAACAGCTCGATGCCCTCCTCGCCGTGCGACCGGGACACCCGCTTGATGTGCCGCTCCAGGTCCGGCGTCTGCTCGAACAGCGTCAGCAGCCGGGTCATCGCCTCCATCGACGTGTCGAACAGGTGCGCCGAGTGGATGATCAGCCGCTCACCGAACAGGAACAGCCCGGCGAGCTCCCTGGCCTCGATCAGCCCGCCCTTGCCGTTCTGCCGGGAGACGACGATGCCGACCTCGAACGCCGCCCACTTGCCGTCCTCCCGCTCACCGAGGGCGTCGTCCAGCGCCAGCTGCTGCCAGGGGTCAAGCTCCAGCCCCGCCGCCGCCGCCAGCTCGACCGCCTCCTGCCCGGCGCTGCTCACCCGCGGCGGGACGTGCCGGATGCGCGGCTCCTGATAGCCGAGCGGATCGGCGTGCGGTGAGCTCATCGAGCTTGGAGCCCCCCTTCGCGTCCTTGGCGGCCTGCCGGTCCAGCTCAGCGAGCGTCTCCCGCAGCTCCTTGGACAGCGCCGACGTCTCCCGGTTGCCGCACACCGCCAGCCGGTCCGCCAGCGTCACCGCCAGCAGCGCCAGCGGCGTCGACCGCAGCCGCGCCGGCAACCCCTCCAGGTGCGCCTCGACGCTCCGCCGCAGGTCAGAGGCATGATCGCGTGGGTCGTCGCTCGGCATGCTCACTCCTCGTGATGGGCGTGGGGCGTCGGGGAGGGAACGCGCCAGGCTGGCGGCGGGGTCGGCGCTCTGGCCCCTCCTCGCGGGACCCCCACCCCCCCGTCACCCCTCCTGACCTGGGGTGATGCCCTGGGGGTGCCCCTGGGGTGGCCTCGGGGGGTGGCCCGGGGCTGGGTGCCACTGGGGCCGCTCGGCGGGCTGGTCGGCCGCTGGTGGTGACGGGGTGTGAGCGGGGTGGCTGTGACCTGGGGTGATGCGGGCCGGTGGGACGGGGTCGTGGCCTGGGCCGTGGGCCTGCGTGCCGGGGTCAGCGGTGGGTCGGGTGTGGGCTGGCCGGTGCTGGGTTGGCCGGTCACCAGCGGCGGCTGGCGTTCGGCCGTGGCCTGGGCGCCCGGTTGCCGCGGCGGCTGTTGCACCCGCGGTGGGCCGGGCGGAGGTTGGCCAGGTCGGGCTCGCCGTCCAGGCTGTAGGGCTCGACGTGGTCGGCGGTCCAGGCCAGGCGGTGCTGGGGGTCGATGGCGGTCAGCTGCGGGTCGATGGGCTTGCCGCACAGCCAGCAGACCCATGGGGCTTCGGCGCGGAGCTGGGCGACGGCGGTGCGGTAGCGGCGGCCGTCGCGGCGGCGTGAGGTGGCGGCCATGGTCACCTCCCGCCGGGCGGGCTCACTGGGTCCTGCGCAGCAGCGCCTGGCAGTCGATGCGGCCTCGGCAGGTGGTGTTGTGGCGGCCGCGGGTCCGGCACTGGAACCGGCCCCAGACGTAGGAGGGCGGGAACTCCCACGGCTCGGTCAGCGCGAGGCGGACCGTGCTGTCGCCGGGCTTCCACGCGCGGACGCCGAGGGTCCGCTGGAGCTTCAGGTACGCCCTGCTGATGGGGTGCCGGCGGCGGCGTGTGTGCCACTGGTGTCGCGCCCAGCCGATGGGCTCCAGCGCGTACCACCTCGCCCGCTGGAGTGGGGTGGCGTCCTGTTCGGCGTGGATGCGCCGCATGCTCTCGACCAGTGCGCCGATGTCCATCGGACCTCCTCATCGCGCCCTGGACTGCCAGGTCTGCCGTCAGTCCTCGGCTTCCTCGGCTTCGGCGCGTGCGGCCTGGTAGGCGCCGAACGAGGCCTCGATGTTGGCGTACAACGACAGGATGATCACGAAGATGATCGACTCTCGCCACCAGATCAGGGCGGGTGGGATGAGCGCGATCCACAGGATCGTCATGGCGAGGTGGTAGTACCGCAGGGCGGTGCGCATGGTCACCCCCGTACAGCACTGAGCCCGGCGCGTGGGCCGGGCTGTGGGTGCAGGTCACGCACCTTGATTCCAGAGTGTGACACCCCGCTGATCAGGTGCGCAACCTGGCGCGCTGTGAGGGCCGCTCCTCCTCCAGCACCTGGAGCACGCGGGCGATCGGTACGGCCACGGTCTCGGGGGTGAGCTCGACGTCGGTGTCCACCTTGGTCCACTGGTCCACGACGTCCACCCCGTCCACGGTCCGCGCGCGGATCGGGTTGTGGCAGGTCTCGATGTCCACGACCTCGACGCGCTGGTCCAGGGCGGGGATCAGGTCCTCGCGTATCAGGCGGCGCAGCACGGCGGTCCAGTCCTCGGGGTAGTCCATGCCCCGCTCGTCGAGCAGGTCGAGGAGGGCGTCCGGCTCGGCGCCGTCCCAGAAGCCCCACTTCGACAGCAGGCACTCGCTGCTCAGCACCAGCGCGTCCATGGGGTCATCCTCTCGTGGGGTCGCATTCGTTCGGGCACTGCCACCGGCCCGGCACGTAACGGGGGAACTGGTCAGCCATCAGGGTGAGCTCGACGCGGTCCACCTCGACGGTGGTGCCGCACTTGGGGCACGGCGGCCAGACGGTCCGCTGCCACTCCTCACCGGTCAGGATGGTCTTGCCGGCGGGCATCACGAGCTGGAGCGTGGCCAGGTCGATGTACGGGTGGGTCTGCTGCATCGGTGGTCCTCCCAGCGGCATGATCGGTTCGGGCTGGCCGTCGCAGGTGTGCGTGAGCGACCAGGGCTGTCCGCAGTGCCCGCACCTGGGGTTCATCCGGCCATCCTCTTGGAGACGATCGGCGGTTGCCGCTTGGTCAGGTACGCCTGCACCGAGGCCAGCGAATACAGCACGCTGCCGTCCTTCTGGCGCTGGCCGGTGATGCGGCGGCGGTGGTGCCACTGCCGGACCACGTCCGGCGAGCACGGCAGGCCGCACAGGCGGGCGAGCATGATGACGCCCTCACCGGTGATCCACTTCCCGGAGCGGACGCCGCGCAGGTACGGGCCGACATCCTGGATGGTGTCGCAGGTCTCGCAGTGCGCGGTCCAGTCGTCCCCGCGGATCACGATGCTGACCTGCCCGGTGCAGCGTGTCCCGCCGGTGTGGGTGAGGCACTGGGCGGCGAGGGGGACTCGGCGGGCGCGGATGTCGGCCAGGTGCAGGGCGCGGCCGCTGATCTGGCGGAGCTCGCCGAGCAGGGCCACGACCATGTGCTCCCGGGCGGCGACCCATTCGAGGTGCCGGTACAGCCAGGCCGCGAGGGCGTCCATGTGGAGGTCGGCGGGTGGGGTGATGCCGCGTTCGGAGGCGATGGCGCCGCACCAGGATGCGACGACGCTGACCATGTGGGTGCGGTGCTCGGCGATGTCGTCGTCGAAGGGTATGCCGGTGGGGATGCCGGGGCCGCGCGGGCCGGGGGTGCCGTGTGCGCGGTCCAGGTCGTCGTACCGGCGGGGGAGGTCGGTGGCGAGGCGGTAGAGCTCGGTGCGGTGGCCACCGCAGATGACGAGGGTGGGCAGGGCCTGGCGGGGCCGGTCGGGGTCGATGCGGTGGTCGAGGACGCATCGGACGGTGGTGATGCGGTGCCGGCTCACCAGGTCCACCAGCCGAACGCGAGGTGCCCGATCAGCCAGATCCCGAACGCGAGCTGGGCGGCGAGCAGCAGTACCCGGATGGGGACGGGCACGCGCTCACGCAGCCGGAACAGGGACCACCAGTGTTCGCTGAAGGTGTCGCCGGGGGCCTTGCGGAACAGGGCGGCGGCCTCGACGACGAGGAAGAACAGGATCCAGGCGGTCCAGGCGAGGGTCCAGCCGGTGACGCGCGCCGGTGTGCTGGCGGGCGGGGTGGTCGTCAACGAGTCTCCTTCGCGTCGGTGTCGGCGGGCGGGGTCCAGCCGAGGGCGACCAGGGCGCGGCGGGTGCCCTCGGGGATGGTGACGGTGACCTCGCCGTCCACCTCGACGAGGTCGATGGCCAGGTCGAGGTACAGCGTCGGGATCTCGCCTACGGCTGCGGCCAGGTGCAGGGCGCGGGTGACGGGGGCGATGTCGTGGCCGTCGATCTCGACGGTGCCGCCGCGGCCGGGGGTGAGGGACAGGCGGGCGGTGTGGCGGTCGGGCATCAGGACTCCGGGTGGTCGTGGTCGGTCGGGGGCTTGGGGCCGCCGGTGAGGATGGCGGCGACGAGGTACAGGGCCTGGCCAGGGGTGAACCCGGCGGTGGTGAGCGAGGTGTACTGCTCGTGGGCGTAGACGGCGGCGGTGCGCATGTCGAACGGCTGGTCGGTCACTGCCGGCCCCTGGTGATGCGGGTGGCTGCGTCGTCCAGCGTGCGGGCACGGGCGAGGCGTGCGGCGTCGTGCTCGCTGGGCTTGCGGGTGACGAGGCTGCGGTGAGCGTCGGCGTCCGCGCGGAGCTCGTCGGCGACCTTGGCGCGCACCATGGCCTCGTGGGCGGGCAGCACGGCGGCGAGGTAGGTGCGGGCCTGCTCCTCGTGCCAGGGGCGGGTGTTGCCGGGGCAGGGCTCCTCACCGCAGTTCTCGTGCGCGTCGTCGAACATGATGTCCGCGACGATCTCGATGAGGTCGGCGGGCACGTCCTCGGGGGCCATGGCGGGGACGGTGATCTGCTGGCCCGGGGTGCCGATCCAGCGGACGCCGTCCGCGGCCTGGTGGATGGGGCCGTCGTGGCCGGCGCGGAGGATGCAGGGGCCGATGGGTCCGGCGGTGAGTCCTGTGGTGGATGCGCCGCAGATGGCGGTGAGGTCGGTCATCGGGGCTCCGTGGTGGGTTCGGGGGTGTGGGCGGCTTCGACGCGGTCGAGGTGGGCGCGGTCGGACATCACCCGGGAGGCGATGGCGTTGGCGTCGCCGAGGAACCGCAGCATCAGCTCCTGGAACCGGGGCCACCGCGGATCGGTGGCCCGGGTCGTGAGGGTGCGTTCGCGGAACGCCTCGCCGAGCTGGCGGTAGAGGCGGGCGCGGGCGGCGTACCGGTCGAGGGCGGCGCGGTGTTCGGCGAGCAGCTGCCCGACCTGCTCGGGGTGCTGGCAGGCGACGCAGTGGGGGCCGTGGCCGATGTCGCGGGGGCGGTTCACCGGGACCTCCTTCCCAGTCGCAGCGGGTCCGTGGCGAGGGTGCGGAGCTCCCGCGGGCCTTCGCCGTGCGCCAGGGCGAGGACGGTCTGGACCATGGTGCGGGCCCAGGTCCATCCGGCTTCGCGGCAGGCGAGCAGGGCGCCCTCCAGGTCCTGGCGGTTGATGTCGGGCCGGGTGGCCTGGGCGAAGTCGAGCAGTTCCCGCATGGCTGGCTTCGGCTGGGGGTCGTCGGTCATGTCAGCTCCAGGGGGGCCTGGGCGAGGCGGCGGGCGGCGGCCTCGGCATACGGCTCGTGCAGCTCAATGCCGATCGCGCGGCGGCCGGTCAGCCGCGCGGCTTCGAGGGTGGAGCCGCTGCCGACGAACGGGTCGAGCACCGTGCCGCCGGGTGGGCAGGCGTACTCGATGAGCGGGGTCAGGATGCCGAGGGGCTTCTGGGTGGGGTGGATCGCGCCGCGCTGATGCATTGACTGCACGGTGATCACCGAGCGTGTGATGCGAAGGCCGTTGTCCTCCCATGAGCCGGGCTCGTAATGCCCGCGCTGAGCTGCGATCCGCGGCGGCGCGGACGCTGACCTTGCGGGGGCCGGTGCGGGCGGTGCGCTGCTGGACGTGGTGGATCGATGACCACGATCCGCGGTACCAGTGGGCGGCGATCTCGTGCACGCGCAGGAACCGGTCGGATGGGCATGGCCCGGAGCCGTTCTGTTTCTCCCAGATCACGTCCTGGCTGAGCTTCCATCCGGCGGCGGCGAACTCGCCGCGGCGGTCCAGGAACATCCGCATGCTGCCGAAGCACCACATCGAGTTGGCGACGGTGGCGGCGAGGGTGGGCCAGCCGTCCGGCCACCGGTCCCACGCCAGCTTGGTTTCCGCATACGGCGGGTCGGCCACGATCAGGTCGACGGTGACGCCGAGGGCGGGCAGCACCTCGCGGCAGTCGCCGAGGTAGAGCTGGACGGTGTCGTCCTCCCAGTAGGGGGTCATGGTTCGGTTCCGTTCTGGACGGCCTGGGCGCGGGCGCGGCGGCGTTCGGCCATGAGCTGGCGGGCGAGTGCGGGGCCGCGTTCGTAGGCGTCGGGGTTGGGCGGTGCGAGCTGTGGCGGGGGCGGCGGTGCGGGGGTGCGGTCGCGGTGCGGCGGCGGCTCGGGTGGTTCGGCCGGCTCGTGGTCGGCGGGGCCGGGCTCGTCGGTGGGTGGGGCCGTGGCCATGACGGCGGCGACGATGTCGGCGAGGTGGCCCTGGTCGGCCATGCGTTCGAGGTACGGCACCCACGCCGTGATGGGTTTGGCGGCCCGCGCTTCGATGACTGCGATGACCTGGCCGGCTTCCTGGTCAGTCAGTCGGTACCGGTCGGTGATCCAGCGGGTCGCTTCGCGTGCGCGCGCGGACTGACTGATCTCCTGCACATGCCCACCTACAGAACCTCCGTCCCTTCGGGACGGGACGGGACCGGGACGGGACGGGGCACTGTTACTAGCGGTGTTACTAACGCCGTTAGTAACGGCGTTACGGTTCTGGCGTTTGCGTTTCTGCTGCTCACGCCACTTCTTCTGGCGGGCGGCGTTCTCTTCGCGCTCGCGGATCACCCGGGCTTTGGAGGGCTGGAACTCGAGGTAGTCGTGGATGACCCACCCGTCCGTGACGCCGTTAGTAACGGCGTTATCGGGGTGGGCGGGGCAGTCCTCGGAGTCGCACTCGGTGCCGATCTCGTGCCAGGCACCCCGCCTCACCATCTCGGCGACGAAGCGCTTCGGTGATCGCACCCGCGCGCACACGTCCTCGAGATCCTCCTCGGGCACCACACCGTCGGTGAGGTTGCGGGCGCACCAGAAGATCGCCGAGACGTGCAGACGGAATGCTGCGTCCGACAGGCCTGTCACCTTGCGGTGGACGGAGAACTGGTCATCGAAACGGACCCACGGCATGTGGTGTGTGCTCCATTCGAGCCGTGCGGATGGGTTGTCGGTGGGTGTGCTATGGCGCTTCCTGCGGCGCCGCTTCTGCCGGGGCCTGGGCCGCTTCCTGCGTTTGGAGTGCGGCGGCCGGGTGTGTAGTACGAGCCGGGCTTGGAATGTTCCGGTGCCGGCGAACGGATCGATGACGGCTGGGCGGCCCCGTAGGAATAGGCCCTTGTTGCCGCATCCATTTATGTGACGTTCGCCACAGGGCAGGCGGGCGCCCCGGGCGGCTGCGGGAACCGCCTGGGGCGCGCTGTGGGGTCCGGTCATGGCTGGACGCGGACCTTGTGGAGGGGAACGCCCATGCGGATCTGGTCGAGCAGGTCGGCCAGCCGCCGGACGGCCCGCTCGTCCTTGCGGGACAGGGCGAGGCGGGCGTGTCTGGGGAGCCGCCACCAGCAGCCGGTGCACAGGTAGTGGCCGGCGGCCTTGCGGCGTCCGCAGCCGGGCCGCGGGCAGGTGCGGGCGGCCTGCTCGACCGTGACCGGCTGCTGCTCCTGCTCCTGCTCGTGTCGGCGCTGGGCGGCAGCGACGATCTCGCCGAGCATGGCCCGGTCGGTGTCGTCCAGGTCGCCGGTGCCGTGGACGCGGATGGGGGTGCCGTTCGCGTCCACGATGCGGCAGGTGTCGGTGGGGTCGCTGTCGTGGTGCTCAGGCATGGACGCTCCTGTACGCCTCGATGACCTGCTTGGGGATGCGGCCGGACGCCGGGCACGGGATGCCCTGTTCGGCGGCCCACGCGCGGAGCTGGTCGTTGGTGGGCTCGGCGGCCGGTGCGGGGCTGTCGCCGCTGGGGAGTTCGTCGCGCCACGGGTTGCCGTCCAGCGCGACCGCCAGGTCGTCGTCCAGCCTGCTCGCCGGCGCCCAGATGCCCACGAACCGCTTCTCCACGGTGAACAGCACCGGGTCGCCCTGCTCGGGGCCGACGTACATCATCAGCCGCTCGCCCTTCGTGGCGGCCTTGGCCCACCGGGGCAGGGTCGAGGGGGTGAGGATCAGCGCCGGGGTGGCGGGGGTGGTGGCGCGGTGGATGACGCGGCCGATCGTGGTCCGCCACTTGGCGAAGGGGCGCACGTCGGGGTCGGTGCGGTCGTACAGGACCAGGCGGGTGCCGTCCTCGGCGTCGATACGCAGGCCGCGCCCGTCGATGGTGCGGCCGCCGTGCACCGGCACCGGGAACTTGTCGACGACCAGGGTGAGTTCGGGGTCCTCGTCCTTGCTGTAGGTGAACAGCTTGAGCATGGCGGCGACGTCGGCGCGGTCGAGGGTGATGTCCAGGTCTTCGGTGAAGCCGTCGAGGACGTGCCGGGTGGCGGCCATCGTGTAGTTGTCGGTGGCGACCGCGTACAGCACGTTGCCGCGTGCCTGGATGTGGACGGTGTTGAGCTGCGGCAGCTCGCCGTCCGTGCTGGCGTGCGGGAGGACGGGGGCGATGAGCATGTGCAGCTCGCGGGTGGTCAGGTCGATGCGGGTCACTGGGCGCGTCCTTCGTTCGCGGTGTCTTCGATGGCCGGGCAGTTGCACCAGCCGTTCGGGTCGGCGGGGACGTGCGTCAGGCCGACGCACTCCAGCCAGGACTTCGGGTGGCGGTAGCGGCGGCGGATCAGGTGGGCGGCGTGCCACTGCTCGTCCCGCTCGGCGGCCACCGCGGTAGGGGTGGCGTAGGGCGTCGCGGTGAGGAACCGCTCGCGTGCCTCCACCGCGTGGGGGAGCGCCCACGCGGATTGGGCCTCGGCACCCTTCTTGGGCATCAGGTGCTCGCTTTCGGCCAGGCGACCTTGTCGAGGGCCTGGCGGTGGGTCTGGGGCACGGGGAAGGGCGTCCAGCGCAGGTGGTCAAGGCCGATCGCGGCCAGCCACCAGGCGTCAACCTGGCCGTCGTCGCGCAGGTCGAGGCCAGCCCGCTTGAACAGGGCCATGCGCATGTCCGGCTTGGTGGCCGTCCCCTTGCCGGTGGCGTACTTCTTCAGCGCGGCAGGCGGTACGACGGCGACCGGCTGGCAGTCGGTCAGGAAGGTGTGCACGACGTGCCACCACAGGCCGGCGCGTTCGTGGGCCTGTCCGCCCTGGGAGTTGTAGGAGGGACCTTCGATGACGATCAGGGCGGGTGCCCCGTGGGGGGCGTCGATGATGCGCCAGATCTCGCGGGTGATGTACCAGATGCGGCGCATCCGCTCGTCGAGGCCGGGGCCGTAGGTGCCGGTGCGGATGGTGCCGGTGTGGATCTGGCCGTCGCGGGCGTCGGCGATGCCGGTGGCGGCCAGGGACAGGTCCAGGCCGATGACCCGGGGGCCCGGATCGGCGGCGGGCTTCCCCTCCCGCGTGCCGGTCCGGGCGGTCGGGGTGGCCGGCCCCGCCGGTGGGGGGGTCGTCGGGGCGGGGCCGGCCTGGGCGTCCGCTGGGAGGGCCGCGGACGCCCGGTCTGTGAAGTCGAACATCGGTTCCATTCCGGTCATGCGGACGGCGCCTTGCGTGCGGGGAGCCGGTCCAGGCCGTCGCCGAGCTGGTCGGCGAGGCGCTGGAAAGCGCGCTGCTCGTCCGGCCGGGTCGGGGCGGGCAGGATGCCGGCGGCGATCAGGAGTGCGGCGACGAGCAGGGCGTCGTCGTCGTGGCCGGTGTCGATGCGGATCACCCGGTCACCTCCGCGGGTGTGTAGTCGCGGCAGGCCGGCCACCACGCCCGGACGTCGGTCCCGGCGCCGTGGCTGATGCGGGCGCCGTCCCCGAAGGTGCACTTGGGGTAGGCGCGGCTGTGGTGTCCCAGGGACACGCGCCACCGGCACGTGCCGCACCGCAGCCCGGACGCCTTCCGGTCGTCGCCGGGGGCGGCGTCGGGGTGGAGGGCGAGGGGGCTGTTGAGCGTCACGCTGAGGGGGTGCGAGCCGCGGTTCATGGCGGCGGCCTGTCTGCGGGCGCGGCGCTGGTCGGCGGACAGTTTGGGGCCGGGCTCGGCGGGGGCCGGGCCGGGCACGTCGAACAGGGCGTCGTTCACAGGCCACCGCCGAACAGGTCGAGCTGGACCGGCGCCGGGGCGGCATGGCAGCGACAGGGGCACACCCACCGGCACACCCGGTCCGCCAGCCAGACGAGCGCGAGGCACGTGTGCCGGGGGCCGGTGGCGTCTGCGTCCGTGGGGTGGGTGAAGTAGTCGGGCCAGTGGGCGGGACGGTTGCCGTCGAAGGTGACGATGCCCGCGTAGGTGCGGAGCGGCTTGCCGGCGGCGCACTGGTCGTGCTGGCCTCGCTTGCAGCGGATGGACAGTCCCCACTCGCAGGCGCACGTGGTGTAGAAGGCCGGCACCTCGGCGAACGTCTTGCGCATGGCCTTCGTCCACACGTGCTCGCGGATCCACGCCGCCTGGTCGGGGGTGGGGCCGGTGGTGGGCGGCAGCACGATCTCGTCGGGCAGCGGGACGTCCACGATGGCGGGGCTCACTGGTCACCGTCCCGGGTGAGGTGGCGGACGGTGCGGCCTGCCTCCGCCCACGTGATCGCGGCGGAGGCGGCGCCTACGGCGAGGGCGGCGAGGATGATGCCGATCACTGGCCCTCGCCTCCCGCTGTGCCGTCTGCGGCGGCGAGGATGCGGTCCCGGACCGCGTGGGCCCAGTCCCAGCCGAGGGTGTCGCGCAGTTCGTCGTCGAGGTCGTGGGCGACCTCCCGCACGGCGGCGAGCCGCTCGGTCTGTTCCTCAGCCGTGTCGGAGAAGTTGGCCTCCGTCTTGGCGTTCTGGGCGCGCAGGTCCTCCAGTTCCTGCTCCAGCGTGGTGATGCGGTCGGCCTGGACGCACGCCACGGCGTGGATCTCCAGCACCTCGCCGAGCAGCTCCGGCACGGTGTCGGCCACCGGGTGCGCCGAGCAGCACGGCTGTGCACCCGGGCGGCCGCACCGCTGCCGGTAGTCGGCGGCCATCGTCTGGATCTCGGCGAGGCGGTCGGCGGTGAGCTGGCGGGGCCCGGCCGCCAGCACGGCCAGCACCGCGTCGGCGAGGCGGTCGCGCAGGGTGTCACCGGCCATGACCCACCCCCGCGGTAGGCGACGGGCCCGTGGTGGGCACCGGCCGGATGTCCATCCGAACCGTGGTGGCGGGCCGGGGGCCGACGACCGCCAGCAGCACGACGGCGGCCAGGACGCCGAACAGGATCGGCCAGAGGGCGGCGGGCCAGGCCGCCCGGGGCTCGGTGGCCCCGGGCGGCTGGCGAACGGTGGACCTACGCACCGGCGGCCTCACACAGCTCCGCGACGACCCGGCGAAGGTCGTCCAGGGTGTTGATCGCGAGGAACAGCGGGTGAATCACCGCGTCGCCCCTGATGGGCGGGGTGATGCCGAGGAGGTCGGCGGCGTACTCGGCGACGTGCTGCCACTTCGTCACGTCGGTCGGGTCGACGCCCGCAGGGACGACCCTGGTCTGGCAGATCTGGTTGCTGTAGGGGTTGACGGCGAACTTCCCGCCGGACAGGACGACGGTCCATCCGGCGAAGCAGTACGCCGTGCCGCACTCGCTCAGGGTCCGCCAGTCCCTCTGGTTCCACTGGTGCGGGTGCATCTCGATGTGCGTCAGCACCAGACGCAGCAACGACACGTTCGGGCGGCGGATGAGGGTCTGCTCAGCCACGGCCGCCCCCGTCCGTGATCAGGTCGGCGACGGCCCGGGCGACCTTCTCGGGGTCGGCCAGGTACGGCAGGTCGAACCGCTCCACCCGGCTGCCCTTCCAGGCGTCCGCGCTGTCGTAGGCGATCCAGCACCAGCCGTACCCGACGAACTCGCCGTCCTCGAGGCGCTCGTCGACGTCCCAGGCGATGTACACCTTGGGGTAGCCGATGCGGGCGGAGTCCTCGTCGGTGAGGCGGTAGCTGTAGCCGTCGCCCTCGTCTGTGGCGTCGGCCAGGCCGATGCCGGCGGCGGTCAGCGCCGTGGTGACGGCGTCCCAGTAGGCGGGGGTGGGGTATCCGTCGTCGGGATCCTGCCAGCGGGTCAGGGTGGTGTCAGCCACGGTCGCCCCCGTTCAGGTAGCACTCGCAGCCGTATTCACCGCTGCAACCCGCGTGGTCGCCGTGGTGGTCGCAGCCGCACGGTCCATCCGGCACCGTCACCTCAGCCGGCCGGTACGGGTCTGGCGGCGGCGTCAGCACGTCCCGCACACCAGCCGGCGGAACGATCGCCCGGTCCGTGACCGGCGTCAGCGGGCCGTCCCGCTTCACGACGACGCTGAGCGGCACGTCCTGCTGCCGCCAGTCGTCCCGGGACATCAGCGGCTCCATCACCTCGCCGTCGCCGTGCACGACCGCCTGGAAGCCACCGGCCCAGTGCCAGGTGTCCCCGGCGTGGTCGGCGTAGTGGATGGTCAGGTCCCACACCTGCCCGTTCGGCGAGGTCCACCGGGTGGGCTGGTCCTCGTTGTCGACCATCGCGCCGAGGGGAGGCTGGACGGCCGGCCACTGCCCGGTCGGGACGTCGGCCTGCTGCTGGCGGTGCAGCTCGGCGTCCAAGCTGTCCACCGCCAGGCGCACCTGGTGGATCAGCACGTCCTGGATCGCCCGCAGCGTCGCCAGGTACAGCCGCCGGTCCGCCGTCCCGTCGCCGGCCGGGGCCAGCAGCAGCGGCCCGATCCGGATGCCGAGCACGTCGTCGTCGGCGTGGATGTCGCGGGGGGTCAGCGGCGCGGCCTCCCCGGTCATCATCGCCCGCACCCCGGCCAGCAGCGCGTGCTCGCGGCGGGCCTTCTCCAGCGCCTGCTCGGTCGATGCGAGGTCGATGCGGAGGGCGTCGGCCTGCTCGGTGAGCTCGGACAGATGCCGGTCGGAGTCGGCGAGCTCGTCGGTGAGGATCTTCTCGGCGCGGGTGGTCATGCCGGCACCTCGGACGCCTCCGCCGGGGCGGGCAGGTAGACCGCCGTCCACACCTGGACCGGCACCCCGTCCACCGACCCGTCCACCGACAGGTTCACCTGGTTGCCGGTCTGGGTCTCGGTGACCGTGCCGCCGATCCGCTTCGCCCACACCGCGATCCGCTCCCAGATCTGCTCGTCGTCCAGCAGGCCAGACGACATCTGGGCGACCACACCGGTGTCCTCGATCCGCCACGAGAACACCTCGGGCAGCTCCAGCTCGTCGGCCAGGCGGGCGACGACGCGGGCGGCGGCGGCCTGCTGCTCGGCTCGCGTCAGCTCGACGGTGACCTCGTCGTTCACGTTCAGCAGCCACGTGACCGGGACGCCGTTCGGGTCGGTGGCGTCCAAGCGCACCAGGTCGTACATGCAGTCCGCGTCGGCGGCGAGGGTCCACCGGCCGGGGGTACCGGCGGTGACGCCGGGGGTCTTGGGGTCGGGCCAGGCGACGACGGTCTGGCCGGCCCGCAGCTCGATGGGGCGGCGGGTGGTCGTACTCTGGGTGTTCACGGGCCCTTGATCTCCTTCACTGTTGGGGGCCTGGCTGGCCCGGGCGGTTGCGGCGCCCGGGTCCGGCGTGGGGGTCTTGGCGGGGGTCACTGGGGGACGCCGTTCTGCTCGCGGCGCTCGCGGCCGATCCGCTTCACCAGCTCGCCGATCGGCTCCTCCTCACCCACCTCGTTCACGACGACGGCGCCGAGCATCCGCTGGGCCGACAGCTCGTGGTGGATCTGGTAGAGCCGCTGGAGAGCGGTGTTCGGGTTCAGGGCCTCGTCGCGGTAGTCGGCCGCCGACCGGACCGGCGCCTCGCCACGCTCGACGTTCACCGAGTCCGGGTCCGGGTCGCGGGTCGGCACCAGCCCGGCGTGGTACAGCAGCGTCCGCAGCGCCACCGCCTGGGCCTTCGCGCTGCCCTTGTCGCCGGAGTCCAGCGACTCACCGGCCGCCTGGACCTCGATGTGGTCGCCGCGCGGGCCGATGATCCGGTACGTCACGATGACCGTGCACTCGCGGGCGGGCTTGTTCTGCGACGTCTTGGTGTCCCGGTAGGAGGCGTCCACCTTCGTCGGGACGACCAGGACGCCGTGGCGGCGGCAGGCCGGGCCGAAGACGTTCAGCGCCATGTCCACCCCGCGGTAGGCGAAGCGGGCCGGGCCGCTGGTGACCTGGTCGTCCTTGGACACGGCGCGGACGTCGCCCATGACGCGGGACCAGGCGACGTGCACCGGCACGTCGTCGGGGCCGTCCTCGGGCGGCTCGGGGATGTTCACCTCGGGCAGCGGCTCGGGCGCGGACGGCGGCGGGACGCTCGCCCCGGCGGGTGGGGCGGGCGGCTCGTCGGCGGGGATGCGGCCGGCCATCCGCGCGGCGTTCTCCTGCAAACGGCTACTCATGCGGGCAGCTCCTTCAGCCGGTGCGCCTTCTCGACGGTGAACCGGCGGATCGGCTTCTCGGTGACCACGTCGGCGTAGGCGTCCGGCCAGCGCTCGGCGAGCCGGTCCAGGTCGACGGTGGTCTTCGTCATCGGGGTGCCGTCCCGCTTCGTGGCGGTCCAGCCGTAGGCGACATCGCCGTGCAGCACGGCGGCCTCCGCGCCCTGCAACTTCTCGACCAGCCGGACCTTGGCGGCCTCCTTGCGGGCCCGGGCGGCGGCCTCCTCCAGGCGGGCGTGCTCGTACTCCAGGAGGTCCTCGACCACCGCGGCGGCAGCCTCCGGGGTGGGGTCCAGGTGGATCACGCCCGTCCGCTCGGCGTACAGCCGGTCGTACAGGTCGAGCATCTGATCGGGCCGGACCTCGTCGGCGGCGACCGCGGGCGGGCGGCCGGCCTGGATGTCGTCCCACAGCCGGTCGCAGGCCGCGACGATGTCGGCGATCAGGTCGGTGTGGTCGGCGGCCCGCACCACGTATTGGCGGTAGTCGTTGCCGCCGATCCGGCACGCGACGTGCACGTGGTGGGCGCCGGTGACGTGGATCTGCCACAGCACCTGGGCGAGCACGTCGTCGGGGATCTGCCGCTTCCACTTGCCGGCCAGCCACGCGGACCGGTGCTTGACCTCCAGCGCGCACCGCTCATCGCCGGCGTCGCGGTCCAGCGGGCACACGGTCACCCACCGGTCCAGCGTGCACATGCGCCAGGGCGCGTCCTTGCGGGCGATCAGCCCGACCCGGCGGACCGCGCCGCGGTTGCGGCGGGCCCACTCCCGGGCGGTGGTCTCTTCGTCGAGGCTCCCCCACAGGGCGGCCTCGCCCGCGTCGTCGTCGGCGGGGAGCTCGCCGCGCTTGTCGTAGTAGACGTGCAGCGCGGACCGGTAGCCGACGCCGAGGGCGTCCGGGACGTCGGAGCTGCCGATGCCGCGGCGGCGGGCGGCCAGCCACTCGGACCGGTCGGCGGAGGCCGGCAGCACGAGCCGGTACGGGACGCCGCTCACCGGTCCAGCTCCTTGTGGGTGATCTCCACCGCGATGGCCACGGCCAGACCGGTGATGATCCCGGTCAGCACCGCGATCCCCGGGGAGTCGGCCAGAGCCGCCTGGGCGGCTGAGGCGAGGACGACGACGAGCGCGATCTTCACCGGTCCGCCGCCTTCCGGCTGCCGGTGACCGTCAGGTGCACCAGCGTCATCCGGGTGCCGCACCAGTGCCGGGGACGGCCACCCGCCTGCGCGACCGTCCACTGCCGCAACGTCGCCGTGGGCAGCAGCCGCCGGCACCGGTGGCAGCGCAGCCGCCGGTTGTCGCCCAGCGGGATCGCGCCGCCGCGCAGCACGGTGGCCACGTTCCGGACGTCGGCGAGCAGGCCCATCACCGGGACTCACCGCCGTCCAGCTCGACGAGCTTCCGGTAGACGAGGGTCATCGGGCCGTAGCGACGCAGCGCGTCGTCCGGGTCTGCGTCGCTGTGCCCGTATTCGCCGGACTGCGCGGGGGCGAACACGACCTGGCTGCCGTTCTCCTCCAGCAGCTCCTGCGTGAACCACAGGTCGCCCTCGTGGTCGCGCCACACGTCCCCGACCTGCGGCGGCCACTCGGCGGGGGCGACGGGCTCGACGGCGGCCTGCGGCGGCATCTGGTAGGTGACGCCGTGCTCGTCGGTGATCGTGACTGCGGTCGCCGAGCGGGGCCGCGCGATGCGGACGCCCTTGATGGTGATGTTGACGATCTCGCCGGGCTGGAATCTGGTCATCGGGCACCGCCCACCAGCGCCTCGTGGTGGCAGCTGCCGCACAGTGCCACCAGCTCACCGCTCTGCTGGTCGTACTGCTGCCGGGCGCCCGGCGTGCCGCACAGGTCGCACGGCTCGTAGCCAGCCATCACCGCGGCGCGCGCCAGAGCGCTGGCCAGCCATCCGGCGTCACCGGACAGCGCCCGCCCCCACGCCGCGGTCGGGGTCGCGCCCTTCTCGAACGCGATGGTCGCGGCGAGCATGGCGGCCTGCCCGACCTCCAGCGGCAGCAGCTGCTCGTCGACGCCGACGATGGAGACCAGCGTGACCTCCGGTTCACCGACTGGCGGCCCGCCGGTCGGGGTGCACCAGGCCAGCTCGACCCAGATCCCGCCGGGGTCGCCCGCGTGCTCGAGAACGTCGACGGCGCGGCGGTGGACGCCGGGGGGATGGTGACCGCCGCACCAGGTGGGGCAGTCGTCGGCCGGGTAGTCGCCGAGGTCGGCGACGATCTCGGCGCCGGTGATGCGGGTCAGGGCGCGGTACGACGCCGGCCGGGTGGCCCGCCACACCAGGAAGGGGAGGACCAGCACCGCCAGGACGGCGGCCAGGAGGGTCAGGGTCAGGATCAGCATTTCGGGTGTGCTCCCATAGGGTTCGGGGTGGGGGTGCTCCCCCACCGCCCCGGCCTGTGTGCGCAGGCCGGGGCCTTCGTCGGTCAGTGGGTGTTGGCCCTGATCCAGGCGTCGAGGTCGTCTCGCCGGTAGCGGACGCCGTGGCCGCGGCCGGTGTACTTCGGGCCGATGCCGCGGGACCGCCAGTTCCGCAGCGTCTTGGGGGAGCGGCGGAGGTAGGCGGCGGCCTCGGCGGGGGTGAGCAGGGCGGGCAGCGTCGTCGTGGCCATCTACTTGCCCTTCCGCTTCAGGGCGTCCTCGGCGGCCTTCCGGGCGGCGTCTCCCGCGGCTCCGCTCTGGGCCGCCTTGACGGCCTTGGCGTGCTCCTCGTACTCGCGGCGGACGACCTCGCGGTTCTCGCGCTTGTTGCTCTTGGGGCTCATGACGCCTTCGCCTCCCGGACCTGTCCGCGGCCGGACACCAGGGCGCGCAGGTCGCGGGCCTGGTAGGCGTTCCAGGCGTCCAGTCCGAGGGCGCGGGTGTAGGCGCCGAGGTACCGCTTGGAGGCCGGCTTGTTGCCGGTCTCGAAGTTGGACAAGGCCGCCTTGTCGGTCTTGACGCCCTGTTCGGTCATCCGCTCGGCGACCTGGTCGAGCGTCAGGTCGAGGGCTTCGCGGAGCGACCGCAGGGTGGCCATGGGGGGGATGCGGTGCTGCTGCATGGATGACAACTTACGACAACTATTGCCGTGTCGGAACCCTTTAGGAGGCACAACTTTGTGTCATAGGTGTGCCTGTGCGGCAACTGTTGGCTTCCCTGTGGTGTGACCTGCCATAACGTGCCGAAAGTTGTCTTAGGTTGTCTGGCGTTGTCGCGCTGAGGCTGGGAAGATGGCGGCCATGCCACCCACAGGGACGCCCTCAGAGACGCCCCCCGAGACAGCCCGTCAACGTCTCGCTCGCCTCATGGATGAGCGGCGGGCTGAGCTGGGCTTGGACTGGCAAGAGGTCGCCGACCAGGCCGGGATCACCCGCGAGGGACTCCGTCGGATCCGCAGGGGAACCGGGAAGATGCGGGCCAAGACCATGCGCGGCATCGAGCGCGCGCTGCGGTGGAAGCCCGGCAGCATCGACGCGATCCTCGCCTGGGGTGACCCGAACCCAGAGCCAGAACCCGAGCCGCCCGCCGAGACGGCCGTTGAGAAGCTCGCCAAGCTCCTCGGCGAGATGGAGGCGACCATGGACCGCATCGAGTCCATGCTCGACGAGCGGGGGCGCCGGCTGATGCGTGCGGGCCGGGAGATCGCACGGACCGCCGTGGAGTCCCAACCACACGATCAGACGTGACGCAAGTCACTTACCAGAAAGGTCTAGTTAGGTAAGCCAGTTCTTACCTCGACGATTAGTGCGTCCCACAGCGTCCCGCACGGACGATTGGGAACCTCCCCCGCCTCGCGACGATCGGTAGGTGTGCCACCACCTTTAGTGATCAAGGGATGGTGCGGCACCTCGACCTGTGGAGGTAACCCTTCATGCGCCCCTTCGGCCTGACCCGCCTGCAAGTATCCCTCGCCGCCGGAAGCGTCACCGCTGCCGCCGCTGGCGGCGCCGCGATCCTGAAGGGCCGGGACGCGATGGGCATCGGACTGTGGATCCTCGGTGGCCTGTCCGTCGTCGGCTGCATCGCCGCCGGCAGCGTCGACCGCGTCACCAGCGCCGTCACCAGCGCCGTCACCACCACCGTCGCCGAGGCCGTCGACCGGGTCGACAAGTCCCTGACCGCCCACAAGACGATCCTGGACCGCCTCACCGAGTTGGAGCAGCGGCAGCTCGGCGTCCTGGAACGGATGGAGCGGCTGGGCGCGCTGAACTAGCACCCACCAGGGCGGCCGCCGCCCCCTCCCGGCGGCCCGCCCCTCACCCCCTTTTGGAGAACCCCTCATGGCCGTGTACGACCGATGGCACCGATCCCGCCCGCCGGCGGGCCTCGATGACCCAGACCCCGAGAAGCGGCCCAAGCCGTGCAAGTGCGGCACCGCCAAGAACCCTCTCTACCCGACCAAGGAGCACGGCGTCGGCGACCGCTGGCAAGTCCGCTGGCGAGACGCCGAGGGCAAGCAGTGCAAGGCGAACCGGCCCAAGCGCGGAGGCAAACGCGACGAGTCCGACCCGGACATCTACGCCGAGGCGCTCGACGCGAAGATCACGGCGGAATTGAACGCCGGCACCTACATTGCCCCGGAGCAGGGCCGCACGAAAGTGAAGGAGTACGGCGAAAAGTGGCGGGCTAACCTGCTGCACCGCGACTCCACCGAGGAACGCATGGAGCGAGTTTTCCGGCTCCACATTGATCCGATCCTCGGTGACATACCGATCTCGAAGGTCCGCAAGTCCCATATCCAGGGATGGGTGAAAAAGAAGGCGGACGAGTTGGCGCCGTCCACGCTCGCCGTCGCTTACAGCAACCTCGCCAGCATGTTCGCTGCGGCCGTTGTCGACAGGGACATACCGTTCAGCCCATGCGGCGGAATCCGACTTCCGGAAGCCGACAAGAAACCGCACTTCATCCCAACGCCGGACCAGGTGCACGCCCTCGCCGAAGCGCTCCCCGCGCGGTACGCCCCCATGGTGTACGTGGCCGCCGGCTGCGGCCTACGCCAGGGCGAGATCTTCGGCCTGGAGCTCGCTCAGATCGACTTCCTGCGCCGGGAGATCGACGTGTCCCAGCAGCTGAAGGCGGTCAGCGGACGCAAGCCGTACCTCGCCCGGCCGAAGACGAAGACCTCGATGCGCACCGTCGAGCTGCCCAAGGTCACGGCGAACGCCCTGTCGGCGTACATCGAGCGGTACCCGCCGGTCGAGCTGGAGATCGAGGACGAGACCGACCCGCGCAAGCCCACGACCAGGAAGGCCAAGCTGCTGTTCCTGTGGGCGGGCAAGGACGGCACGGCCGGCGCTCAGGGCGACCTGGCGCCGATCCACCGGGCCAACTGGTCGTATGCCTGGCGGCCGGCCGCGCGCAAGGTCGGCCTGCCGCCGCGCACGGGTCTGCACTGCCTGCGGCACTACTTCGCCACGCTGCTGATTCACAGCGGCGCGAACGTCAAGACCGTCCAGCTGGCCCTGGGGCACAGCACCCCGATGATCACGCTGAACGAGTACGTCGGGGAGTGGCCCGACCTTGAGGAGCGCACCCGCGCGATCGTCGACAAGGCGCTCGGTGCCGTGCCCCGCACCAGCAGTGTGCCCCGTTTGTGCCCTCCCCGCCGCACCGCCCGGAGAAGTGCCAGCTAG